TTTAAAATTTTTACAACAGATGTTTTATCTACTGTTTCTTCTAGGTCATCAACATATCTTTCAAGTATTGTCATAGTATCTTCTGACTCTAGTGATTCATCTGCTTCATCTAGTTCAACAGTGATGTCTTCTATGATTTTTAAATCTGCAACATCAGCATTATGTAATGATTTTACCATCCTATCAAACCATAACTGATTTTCTCTTTTTAATACAATCAGTTTAACGTATGATCCTTTCAGTTTTGTAAAGTCTGGTATTTCTGTATAGTCGTTACTAACATCATCGTACCAAAGTTTATTGAATATATGATGTGGGTTTGTGTAGAATGTTAATTTCTTATTGTTAGTATTTAGGACGTGGAAACCTCTCTTCTGACCGTAATCGTTCCAGTAGAGTTGATAAGGATTACCGAGATAGTTTACATTTCCTATTCTAGATTTCATATGGTAGTGACCGCTACATACTAAATCAAATTTTTCATAACGTGTAGGATCTTCTCCGTGTTCCATAACTCTACCAGGTACTGCTTCAAATCCTGATAGTTCTAAATGTCCGAAACACACTGGGGCATCTGTGTTTTCAACAATGTTATCAATCTCTTTTTTATTGTCATCACATATCCAAGGAAGCATTAAAATTTTAAGTCCATCATATTCTAAGTGTTGTGCATCATTAATAATATTAATATTGTCATACTCACCTAGTAAGTGATCAAGAGCATTTACTTTTAAAGTATTCTTATAATAGATATCGTGATTACCGATCAAAGTATCCATAGTAATACCTCTATCTCTCAGAGGATCGAACCACATTTTACGTGCAGCATCTAGAGATAAGAAGTTTATACTTTTTCTTTTATCAAACACATCACCAAGACATATAATATGTTCAATTTTATTCTTATCAATAAATGGTAGAACAGTTTCACTATAAAATTCTTGATACTTTTCTATAAAAACTTGATTATCATTACGCACACCAAAGTGCTGATCTGTAATAAGAAGGATCTTCATTTAATAAATTCTTTTTTTTCGTAATCAAATCTAGGATGAGGTTGAGCAGGAACCCAAGGTTTCTTAGATTCGTTTGCAATAACAATAAATCTATCAGCAGCAAATGTTCCTGCTATACTGATCTTGATGTCATCACCATCTACCCAATTAATTGTACCATCTTTTTTGGTATGTAGCATTAACTCCTGTATCTTGTCAATCATTTCTTGTGTTAGTTTCATCTGTTCTTCCACCTCGGTAAATAAAAAATTAAGAAAGATCCAATCCAAAAGATTGAGAGTACTGATATGTGCATCAATCTATTAGAATTGACTATCAGTCCTAAAGTTACAAGTCCTATCCAAGTATAATCTAATGTACCGTGTAATCGATACCAGATATTCTCGCCAAGTTTTTTTATAACCTTATCTCTAAGTCTAGCAAATAAAGGAGAAACGTGTCGCATCATAACAAATCCTTCATTGAAGAACATAATAGTAAATCCAATCCAGAATATCATTGTAGTCCCTCACCCATTATATTTTCTGGTTCCTTTGGATAACCAATTCTATCTAAAAGTTTTTTAGGAATTTTTTTCTTAGCAATATCATAAGGTATGGGTGCATTACATAAACATACTCTTATACATTCTAATTCTTCTTCATCTAATGGTAGTACAATACCATTCTCTGTTCTTGATGTTGGCAGTGTCATTTACTTTTAGAATTCATTTCAATTCTAGTCTTTATACTATTAAGTTCTGCTGAATTAGTTTTATCATCTGTATGAAATATCTGATCGAATCCTGACTTCTCTATAATCTTATCCTTAATATCCATCTGTCTTTTTTCTTTTGCAATACGTCTTAGAAAAGCATAATACACTATCTGTGTAAAATATGCAAATGGATTTTTAGATTTAGATGGATCGAAGTTATCAATATACTGTACGCAATTTTCTACACCATCGGATATCATATCCTCTTTATACATATAGTTTATGAAGTTAGGTCTATATGATAGGTGTGTTGCTATTTTTAAAAAACAATCTCCTACGTATTCTGGTATCCTAGGTTTCTTTCTTTCCCTAATTTTGGCACTCTCTACCTTATTACGATACTCAATTATTGCTTTGAGAAACTTTTGGTTATCGACATAGTGTTGATTTTTTGTGTTACGTCTAGGTGCCATTGCGGTGGGCATAGGATATTAGTTATTCCAATGAGTTTAGTATAGTTGATATACCGTACTATGTCAAGGAATAATAACAGGGGTTGACAACATATAAAATTATATGTACAATCAACACTGTAGGGTTGCTCAAAGGATATTAGCTCTTAAATAAATCTTCTAGTTTCTTTCTTGCTTCTTCAACGGTTCCAATATATCCTTGTTTATAATTCAATTCACTAGGTTCTGATATTACATCTGGTGCCATAGGATTTGTTTTCTTCTTAGCAGGTCCTAGTTCTTGTTTGACAAAGAACTGATACATTATAGTTGCTTCAGTTGATAGCGGGGCGACGGTCAAAATTTTATCTTCAGCAACAATATAGAAATCTTCATCAGAGAATACCATCCATCTCTTCAAACCAACTGCTACTGCTGGTTTTCCTTGAGCAGCAGTGTCATAGGAATGAACTAAAGCAGGGTCTTGAATGAAAGCAAGTGTAGTTCCATTCTCATCTGTTACAATTATACGACCAATGACTTCCTCGCCACTAACCAGTTTAAGAATTCCATAGAACTCTTCATCGGTCTTTATATAATTGAGTGAGTTACCCATCCGTGTCTCCTAGTTTGATTTCTGTAATTGAATAATTGAATCTTTCTTGTTTATAAATCTTGATTCTCTCTTTCAAATGATTCAGAGTAATGTTCCTGTAATGTTCATTACTAAAATCATCAGCAAAATCATATAAGGTAGCCTGTGCTTTACTATCGTGTGTACGTAGTGCCCTTCCTATAGATTGTAAATTTCGCACTCTACTCTTCATAGGTGATGCGAATATAATGTTATGCAGGTTCTTAATGTTGATACCAGTGCTAAAGGTACCATAAGATGCGAGGATGATTGCATTGCTATTGTGTTCGCAAAGTTCCCTCACCTTTTCACGTTCTTCGGCAGCAACGCCACCGTGAATAAAAAACAACTGCTTTTGTGTATCAGTATGTTTCAGTTTGTTAATACTATTTAGCAATTCCCAAAGTGGTTCTCCGTGTTTCTCTACAAAATTGAACAGGATCAATGTATTGTTAGCGATATCAAGGGATAGTTTACAGATAATTTTATTCCTTCTGCGGTGTTCTATTATCTTGTTTATCTCTTCTTGATAGTCCTCGAAGAAAATAGTATCGTGTCTACACAGTAAAATATTTATTTTAAGATCAGATAGATAACCATCTTTCTGTAGTTCGGATGTACGTACTGTTCTTTCTACTGAACCGAACATACCTTCTAACATTAACTGATGACATTGCAAACCATCTAACGTTCCTGTCAAACCGAAACGATACTTAGCATCATAACATTTATTTAAAATTCCAGTCAGTGACTTACTTTTATATTGGTGTGCTTCATCTCCTATTATAACATCAAACCTTTTAAAGAACTGTGGATCTTCTTTGTATATTGATTGCCACGTAGATATTATTACTGGATATTCTTGCCATTGATCTCTACCACCCATACCACCATATATTCTTCCTACTTGTTTTGAATACCATCTATAGGTTTTAAAGTCTTTATATAATTGCTCTACTAAAGAAATACTTGGTACTACAATTAGTATCTGTTTCTCTCTTTTAAGATACCAACGTACTAAAACATATATTATAAGTGACTTTCCTGATCCTGTGGGAGAGAGTAATAGTCTGCGGTGATTGCGAAGTGCTGAATAAATTGCTCCGAGTTGGTAATCTCTTGCCTTGAAAGGCAAACCCAAAGATCTAACAAAACTCTTAACTGTCTCTTGTGATATGCTTGCGTCAAATTCATCGGGGTCTCCGTATTCACTGTCCTCGATCTTATAATCATATCCCATTTTTTGCAACCACTCTATTAGATATGGATACAAACCTACATATAATTCTCCTGTACCTGGTGAATACAAACGAATCTTTCCATCCCATCTACGATATCTTTTACGTTTCTGTAAATACTTTGCTTCTGGAACTTCAAAAC